TATCCCCGAAAAAACTGGTCGAGTGTCATTCTCTGGAACTGTAAGCATTTCTCTAATCTTAAATTAACCCCTGAGTTTGTAAGTAAAAAGGATGGAGCTTACTTACATAGATTCCAGTGGTTAAGAGACGATGAGATAGGAGAGCTTCCTAAAGAATGGAATTGGTTAGCCGAAGAATATCCGCATAACGATAAAGCAAAGTTAATCCACTACACCCTTGGAACACCTTGTTTTAAGGATTACGAGAACTGCGACCATTCGGCCCAGTGGCACGAGGAAAGGGCTTTAATGGATTATCCGCAGAACAAACAAGACCCAAGATTGCTCGATGCTTACTTAAACCAGAGTGAGTGCGAGGGTTAAGTTAATAAAAAGATTCAATTAAATCAACAACATGAGTGATTCGCTAGAAAACCATAGCCCGGCAGACGCGGTGTATCAATGGGATATTAGTAGGCTGAAGCCATACCCGAATAACGCGAGGACGCACAGCCTCGAGCACGTCCAGCAGATCGTCGCCTCGATGAAGGAGTGGGGCTGGACAAACCCAGTCCTTGCGACGTCGGACGGGACGATCATCGCAGGGCATGGCCGCGTCATGGCGGCTGCTGAACTGGGCAAGAACACCGTGCCGGTCATGGTTGCTGATGGCTGGTCAAAGGCACAGATCAAGGCATACGTCCTTGCCGACAACAAGCTGGCGCTCAATTCAGGGTGGGACGACGCGATACTGGCGACGGAATTGGGCGAACTGAAGGATTTGGAGTTCGACCTTGATTTAATTGGTTTTTCGGCCAAAGAGATCGCTGCATTAACGCCTGAAATAATCCCGCCAGGACTGACGGACGAGGATGCGGTGCCGGAAGTCAGGCCCGATCCGATCACGAAACCGGGCGATGTTTGGATACTCGGCAAGCATCGGCTGATGTGCGGGGATTCGACCAGCATTGATGCTGTTGAGAAGCTGATGGATGGGCAGAAGGCGGATATTTTTATTACCGATCCGCCATACAACGTTGAATATACAGGTAAAACGAAAGACGCCCTTAAAATCAAAAATGACGCGATGGGCGACGATGCTTTCCGTCAATTTCTGAGAGACGCGTTTATCGCCGCTGATTCTTCAATGAAGGCCGGGGCAGTTTTCTATATTTGGCATGCGGACTCGGAGGGATACAACTTTCGTGGTGCAGCAAAAGACTCTGGGTGGACTGTTCGGCAGTGCTTGATCTGGAAAAAGCAGACTCTTGTTATGGGGCGGCAGGATTACCACTGGAAGCACGAGCCGTGTCTTTATGGCTGGAAGGATGGAGCAGGTCACCTTTGGGCATCGGATAGAAAACAGACCACCATACTTGAGTTCGACCGACCATCTCGCAGCGGTGAGCATCCAACAATGAAGCCGGTGGCATTGTTTGAATACCAAATTCTAAATAACACGAAGGGGTCTGATATTGTTCTTGACCTATTCGGTGGAAGCGGGACGACGACGTTGGCCTGTGAAAAGAATGGCCGTGAATCCCGCCTTATGGAGCTAGACCCGAAGTATTGCGACGTAATAGTCCGTCGATGGCAGGAATTCACTGGAAAATCAGCCACTTTGGAGTCTGATGGGTCAAACTTCCCCTCTATAAAAGGGGGTGACAAATGACTGTCGAGCATGTGCCTTCCGAAGAATGGAGGAGGCAGGTAGAAACAGCGTCAGGTTACGGCTTGCCGCATGAGCAGATCGCGGTGCTGGTTGGTATTGACGACAAAACGCTGCGTAAGCATTACCGGAAGGAATTAGACCAAGGTATGGCGAAAGCTAACGCCCAGGTGGTTAAGAGTTTATTTGGGAAATGCACTTCTGGCGACGATACAACTGCAATGATCTGGTGGACGAAGACCCGCTTGGGCTGGAAGGATTTAAGCCGCGTCGAACACGTAGGCAGCGAGGGTGGCCCGATACAAATCAACTCAATAATGAGAACGATTGTCGATCCTCACGATTGAAACACCGAGAGTCTTTAAGCCTTTACTTAATCCGAGCCGTTACAAGGGTGCTCATGGTGGAAGGGGATCGGGCAAGTCTCATTTCTTCGCTGAACTGTTAATCGAGAAGTGTTTGATGGGCAAGACGGATGCTGTGTGTATCCGGGAGATTCAAAAGACATTAAGCGAGTCGGTTAAGAAACTCCTTGAGTTAAAGATAGAGAAGCTAGGGGTAGGCAAAGCATTTAGGGTTTTAGAGTCGAAGATAGAGACCCCCTACGGTGGTCAGATCATCTTCCAAGGGATGCAGAATCATACGGCTGACTCGATTAAATCCCTTGAGGGTTATGACGTAGCATGGGTTGAGGAAGCGCAGAGTTTAAGCCAGAGAAGTTTAGACCTGTTAAGGCCGACGATTAGGAAGGAAGGCTCTGAGCTTTGGTTTAGCTGGAATCCTCAGCTACCAACCGATCCTGTTGACCAGTTTCTAAGGGGTCCGCAACCTTATCCTGATTCGACCGTAGTTAAGGCGGATTACACGGATAACCCGTGGTTGCCTGATGTTTTAAAGTCTGAGATTGACTACGACCGCAAGCGAGACCCGGATAAGTTTAATCATATCTGGATGGGTCAGTATCAGGAATTCTCCGAGGCGAGAGTATTTAAGAACTGGACGGTTGAGGAGTTTAATTCCCCGAACAGCGCGACCTATAGGCTAGGTGCTGACTGGGGCTTTAGCGTTGACCCTTCTGTTCTTGTGCGGTGCTGGATTGACGGTAAAAGGCTATACGTCGATTACGAGGCCTATATGGTCGGTTGTGAGATAGACAACTTACCTAACTTATTCGACCGGATTCCAGATTCTCGAAAGTGGTTTATTACCGCTGACTCTGCAAGACCCGAGACGATAGATTACTTACAGAGGCATGGTTTCCCGAAGATCAACGCGGCGATTAAAGGCCCGAAGTCTTTGGAGGAAGGTATAGCTTTCCTTCAGACGTTCGACATTGTTGTGCATAAGCGATGCCGACACGTAATAGATGAATTGACTTTGTATCGTTACAAGAAAGACGAATTGACCGGGAAGATTCTCCCGATCTTAGAAGATAAGAACAACCACTGTATTGACTCTCTCAGATACGCCTGTGAAGGGGCGAGGCTGGCTAAAAGTCAGGAGTGGAAACCCATTAACTATACGAACGCGGGCATTGTATGAACTTGACACCTGAAGAACTGGTTGCTCGCATCGAGCAGGAGGAAGGCCAGGCATACGGGATTAACGACTCTCAGCTCTCGTATGAGAGGGCCGAGGCGCTTAATCTGTACATCGGCGGGAAGCTAGGTACCGAGGTAGAGGGCCGGTCTCAGGTTGTCTCTTATGACGTTCAGGACACGATTGAGACTGCTCTGCCGCAACTTATTAAGATATTTGTCTCTGGTGATGAAGTCGTAAGGTTCGACCCTAAAAGCGGCGAGGATGAAGCCGCTGCCCGTCAGGAGACTGAATATATCAATCATGTGGTGATGGAGAAGAACAACGGATACTCCATTTTCTACTCATGGATTAAAGATGCACTTCTTTCTAAAAACGGATATGTAAAGGTCTGGTACGAGGAGGAGGAGTCTTGTGATACGGAGTCGTATCAAGGACTATCGGATGAGCAGTTGTCGATGATCCTCAGCGATCCTACGGTTGAAGTTTTAGAGCATAGTGAATACCCGGATTCGATAGCACAGGCTGCGGCTCAGATGCACATGCAGCAGATGAGTCAGATGGGCGGGCCGATCCAGCCGACCCAACCGCAAGTACCTAATCTGCACGACGTAAAGATTAAATGCTCCAAGAAATACGGCTGTATCAAGATTGATAACGTAGCCCCTGAGTCGATTATGGTCGCGGTGGACACCAAGACGGTCAGCTTACAAGGGGCAAGGTTTGTCCAGCATCGTGAGCAGATGTCCAAGTCTGAGATTGAGGAAAACGGTTGGGAGATTCCAGAAGGGTCTGTTGAGGAATCAGACCGATTCATGGACGAGTCTAATAACCGCGATTTGTACTCAGAAAAGGACTACGAAGAACACAAAGGGTATCTTGTTAAGGATACTTATTACAGGATCGACGGGAAGCTCAAGCGATACGTTGTTATCGGAAACAAGATTGTCCATGAGGAAGATGCGGAGATCATCCCCTTCGCGTGTATTACTCCGATGGTCATGCCTCACAGACATATCGGGCGGTCTTACGCTGACTTAACTAAAGACATTCAGGTTATCAAGTCCACGATGATCCGTGGTCAGTTGGACAATATGTATCTGTCTAACAATGGAAGGTATGCAATATCCGATAGGGTCAACCTTGAGGATATGTTGACATCCCGTCCTGGTGGTGTGGTGAGGGTTCAGGGTGGGGATTTGGCCGGGGCCTTGATGCCTCTGTCTCATACGCCTTTCCCGCCGACTTCGTTCTCGATGATCGAATACCTGGACGCGATGAAAGAGAAGCGCACCGGGGTCATGGCGCAGAGTCAGG